TCTCTAGCTTCAATGTATCAATCTTTTGGTTTGATATATAACGCCACGTGTAACCATCATCGTTATACACACCAAATACTGTCTGAGCGAACCCTACTTTTATAATAAGTGCGGTATCACCATCTAAAATTACTTTATCACCTTCTTTGAATGACGACGTCAAACGGAAAGTAGCGCCTTTCACAAAGCCTACCGCCCAATCTTTTACAGCTAAACCAACCAATAGAGTTAGTACAAACCCTAAAAATTCAACGTAAAAGTCATTTAACGTAAGTTCAAACATAGTCATATCATACATATTCTAATGTAGTGTTCTCCATAAGAAATTCAAATAATACTCTAAAATCTTCTTTTTTAAGAAACGGCACATTGTTTCTCATGTGCAGTTTTCGGTATTCAGTATACGCTATTTCCAATTGTTCTTCTGTGTATAAAATCATTCTGGTTTCGTAGGCCAGACTACGTCATCTAAGTCTGTTAAATCACTGTATTTGCTAGGTAAATCCCTTAACTCTTGTCTATAAGTAGCCCATTTTATTTTAATTTCACTTGTTAAAGGGGAATCAGATACTTGAGTCCAATCAGATTTAGAAAGTAAATTATCTCTATCTATTCTTAAAAATAATAAACAGGTTGTAGTATCGGCTTCCCATTTTTTATCTAAGTAATTAAATTTATGGTATTTGTTTGGTTTAGTAGTTTTAGCGACTAAACTTTTATTTTCTACATAATGAGTATCTGCTGTAATTTTCTCATTGTCTACTTCAAGTGCAGCTTCAGTATCAGTTTCTAAAACATTTATATCTAAAGCTGGGTTTGAACCCCAACGTATAATTTCTCCAGTTTCTTTTAAATATACAACAAAATATTTCATCGTTTTGCAAAAAAGTAAGTGCCAATAGAACCACTGGTTGATTGACTTATTCGGTTAAAATTAGCACGACAATCAAACTGCAAAGTATAGTTTCCTGCAGTCGTTACTGTTTGAGACCAACTTGCACATATATTTATTAAAGGTGTAACACCCCCAGACGAGTTTTGGTAAAAGGTTGCTACTTGAGTACCATTTACTTTAATGTCAATATGACTTCCTCCTGTGTCCAAATGCACACTAAAGAATGTTAACCAACCTACTAACTGTATAGAATTACCCCCAGATACATCATCAGAACTTACTGTAAAAGTATGGGAATTTGTTTGGGTTGTTGCTGTAGATGCAGATGTTTGCACAGTAGCAGGGACTGAAACAGCTTGATTAGCTATTTTCAAAGTACCCACAGCAGCATTATTAATCTTAGCTGTAGTTATAGCAGCACTACCAATCTTTGCAGAGGTTATGGCAGAATCTTGGATTTTAGCTGTAGATATAGCGGCATCTGCAATAACGCCCGAAGCTGCAGTAATAGTACCAGCTTGTATTTGTGCAGCAGTTAGTGCTCCAGTAGTAATAAAATCACTAACATTTGAATTTGAAATTTTAGAAGTAGTTACATTTATACCATTGGTAAACTGACCAACAATATTAGAGGTAGATACATGTCTAACCCAATAATAAAAGTTTGCACCTACATCTACAGTATCCGCATATACCTGAGCTCGAGTAGTATCAATACGAGTCGCACCACCTATGTCATTGCTTGTATGACGCCATATCTCAGTAAAAGCAAAGTTAGGAAATTGAGCTAAATCCCAAGAAAGAATAATTTTTTGGAATGCGCCGGCACCTGAAAATCCAGTAACATCTGGTGGTATTGTAAGTTCTATAGTAGTAGTGGGTACAAAAGTATTATCTGGTGTGCCCGCATTTGGGTTAAAAGGGTTTTCTAAAAAGTTTTCAGCTAGGCCAGCATCAATAAGTTCTCGTACAGTTACCGCTCTATCTTTTGGGTCACCTGTTCTACCAAGACGTACTTTTAGTGCCTCATCAACTGCAGCTAAATATGTTTTTAGTTGTGGATCAACATTAGAGGGTATTGGTGGTATTGCAGGTAATTTAGTTTCGTCGGTAGCCATTAGACAGCCCTCAGTTCATCAATAGACTCTCCAATACAGACTTCATTTATAATATGCGCACCTGATACTTCTACTTCATACACTTTGTGTACACCAGCAGGTAGCCTTAAAATTGGTTCCATAATTGTTGTTGCAATAAAAGAAGTAGGCGCAGAACCTGTTGCACTAAACACGGATCCAGAGGCTGTAATTGTAGCATCAAATATTTCTGTGCCATCACCAAATACTTTTACTGTAATACCAGAGCCAGAATATGCTTCGGCTTCTACTTTTACAAAGTTCATACTGGTAGGTTTAGGTAAAACAAACTGTGCGGTTTTAAATGTTTGTGTAGTGTTTGTAGCACTACCTTGAAAAAGTTCTACTTGAGCATTACCACCACCAGAATCATAATCAATAAGGTACAGTTCATTATCATCAGGGTCAGTAAAACCACCCTGTGCATGACCTGTAGCTATTGAACTAAGCGTTGTAAAAGCGTTCTTACCACCACGTGGATCAAACATAAAAGCACCGTAAGCAGAACCAGTATAGTATTGCCCTATATACTTGCCCTGCCATAAAAAACCCTTAATTGTAGAGGGATAGAACTGTGCTTGCCATTGTTTAGGTGTAATTAAACCTTCAGTAAGCACACTTATCTCACTACCAGAAACTCCTATTAAACCATCAGGTGAAGCATAAGTAGCTAAACCACCCATGTTAACAAGTGACTCTTTATTAAGACACGCTTGTGCTGCTTCCATACGTACCACACTCATAGATTGTGGGTCTGTACCTGCGGCTATATAAGGCGTACCTTTAGTAGCAATAAACAAAACTTGTCCTGCCATAGCTATACCAACAATCTCATCTTCGAGTGTTATACGATAAGCTACTGGCCAAGCATGTGGTAAAAAGGGTTCTGAAAAACAAAGTCTTTTACCACTAAAACCAGCAAAGATACCATTAGCCATAGCAGTCAGACCTAACATCTGTCCGTTAGGGTAAGTGCTGCTGTCATCATCTGGTGGTGCAATCCAATAAGTAGAAGGTATTACCTCAGCCAAGGCATCATTGTTTAGATTATCAGTTGTGCTTGCGGTAGCTAAAGTTACTTCTTTTACAAATTGAAAATTCGTAGTGTTAGAACCGGTATTAGAACGGTAGATACGTTTATTGGCTAAGTTAGTATTACTTTTGGAAGTAGCAGTATCCATACCAGAAATAGTTACAGTCTGCCCATCTACTTTTGTTAGTACCGTAGATGCCGGCGATGGTGGGCCCTCTTCACCAAATGCAGATACAAAAGTATATACATAGGATGTGCTGTATTGTGTTTGTGTCCCATCATCTGTACCAGAAGTTATACTTGTACTAGCAGCGCTTGTTGGCGCAGGTATACCTAATCTAAAAAAACTTCTTGGATATGCACCAGAGCCAGAAGCAAGTAGTTGTGTAGAACTACCCATTTGTGGAAACCCAGCACCTGTCCAATACAAACGATCAAAAGCGTCATCTGCAATAGGTCCCGGTTGTACATCTACAGCGTTAGTAAATTCTAAATTATAAGTTTGACCACCAAAGTCATATCTATACAGTCCGGCCCTTGTTTGATGATTTAAAGTAGCTATGGTGCTATTACTAGTGATTGGTGTCAATACACCACGATCTAGGTCTGTGTTGTTTGCAGTTTGCCCTAAACCTTCGTCTAATAATCTAGGAGAGACTTGTGGTGCAATACCGTTAAAATTTCTTAGCTTAAAGTAAGCCATATACTAGTCGTCCCCTCTAGCTACTTTCTTTTGTTTTTCAAAAGTTCTGAGTCCTGCCATACCAAGCATAGCCATGAGTATGGTAGATAATTGAGTAAAATCAAACTCTGGCATATCTACTTTTACACCAGACAGTGCAGCAATCCATTCACCTACAGGTAGTACAATAAAATGCACCATCATTGCAACTGAGCAACCCCAGCCTACAGACGGGCGCCAGCCTGCCACAAACCAGTTTTTACTGGCTGCTTCAATTTTATTTACTTCAATCTGTGAAAGATTAGCTGTTTGTAATTGTG